ATTTTAGGTACTGCAGCTAATCAAATAGGGCTAAAAGCTACTGATGTATACTTAGAAGGAACAGCAACCGCAGGTATCAATGCACCTAAAATCAGCTTAGGAGAGAAAAACACTCAACCTTTATTAAAAGGAGACGATACGGTTAAACTATTGAACGACTTACTTTCAGAATTAAGAAGTCTAGGAACTAAGATGATCGCCGCAGCAAACGCAGGCGGTCCAATTATTTCAATTCAAGACGCTGGAGCCAGCTTAGTAACAAAAGCCACATCTCTTACCACTAGACTTGAAAGACTTAAATCAACTAAAACATATACCGAGTAATGGCATTAGATGGTTTATACAAGATTATTATTAAGAACAAGCACACTGTTCGTCAAAAAGCAGAAGACCGTATCAATAGTCTCCTAGATGAATATATACCAGATTCAATCGAAGATACCCCTTGTCCTTCTCCCGCTGAGTTACAGCGTATACTTTTGATTAGAGAGCAAATTAAGCAACCTATCCTGAATCTTAATAAAAGGGTACAGCCTCTGAGTAACTTCTTAGACAAAGTACCTCCTATACTAGATACTATTCAAGTAGTAATTACTGCATTAAAGCTGCTTCCTATTCCTGGAGTAGCAACAACAGCAGGATTAGTAGTTACGTTTGGAGATACTCTAGCATTTCTAAAAGATAAAGTAAAAGACTTTAGACAGGAAGTACAAAACGGAACTACGGTTATAGATGGAGTAGACGAAACTATTCAAGATATCTTATCAAAGTTAGCAGAACTCGATGCACTGATCGAGAAATGTGCTCCTGATGCTATCGAGCAAGACCCAGAGTTCGCTGCTTTAGTAGATTCCCAACAAAAAGAAACCAGTGACAATCCAAAAGAAGAGACTTACAGAGATTATTCTATTAAGATTGAAGAAGAGCAAGTAGGTAAACTTACTCGTCGTTACGCAGTAGTATATGGACCTAAAGGTGAAAGATTATTTACAACAGAGAAATCATTCTCTGCAACATCAAAAATATTAATAGACGAAGCTAAGTTTGAAGTAGACAAACTTCTACAGTAAAACTATTTATAATTATGAAAGCATCTCAATTCAAAGCATTAATTAAAGAAGCGGTAAGAGAAGTTCTAAAAGAAGAACTACAGGAACTAGTACAGCCGCAACAAGCACCAGTGCAAGAACAGGTACAAACTAGACCTATTCAATCCACCGGCAACCCTATTTTAGACGCTCTAAACGAGACTAGAGGTTCTATGACTTCTGAAGACTATAAAAACATAGGAGGAGGTACACTAGGAGCATCAATGGCACAAAACTTTAGTAGAAGCTCAATGATGCCTAATCAGAAAGTAAAACCTACCTCTGATGCACCTGAAGCAGTTCAAGCAGCAGTAGCAGCAGCACCTAAGCAAGGTTTAGATTTATCTCAATTAGGATTTGTGAATAAAGCAGCAGCAATTGTTAATACTTCTTACAAGAAAGATAAAGAGAGATTCGGAGTATAATGGCATATAACAGACGTAAAATTAATCCATTAGATCTACAGCCAAGAAAAGCTGTAGGCGTAGCTTTACCTTTTTCAGGTAGAGCTGTTTTTAATTCTACGTATCAGACTAAAGATGCTATCCGTAACAACTTAATCAACTTCTTCCTAACAGGAAAGAACGAAAGAGTATTTAATCTTAACTTCGGTGCAGGATTAAGAAATCTACTCTTTGAGAATATTACTCAAGATAAGATCGATGAGATTAGAGAATTAATCTTAGAAAATCTACAGTTATACTTCCCAAGAGTTATTGTTAGGGAACTAACACTAGACTCAGCACCAGATCAAAACCTAGTACAGTTTCAATTAAGATATGCTGTATCAGAAACTAATATAGAAGACGAAGTAGCAATTAACTTTGAAGTATAATGGCAGAAGAAAGAGACATTAAGTACGTTAATAAGACCTTCAGCGATTTCCGTCAGCAACTGATTGATTACGCTAAGAATTATTTCCCAGATACGTACAACGATTTTTCTCCAACATCACCTGGTATGATGTTTATGGAGATGGCTGCGTATGTAGGAGACGTACTCTCCTTCTACCAGGATATTCAATTACAAGAAACCCTATTACAGTACGCTCAGGAGCCAGGTAACTTATATAGTTTAGCGTATATGATGGGGTACCGTCCAAAGATCAGCACGGTAGCAGAAACTGATATTGAAGTATTCCAACAAGTAGATGCAATTGCAAATGCACCTGATTGGGATCAAGCTTTAGTTATTCCTGAAAACATCCAATTAGAATCAACATCAGGTACTCCGACAAGATTCTTTATCGACAGAAAAGTAAACTTTGGATTCTCGAGCTCTTACGATCCTACAGACGTGACAGTTTACGCTTCTTCAGGAAACACTGTCAATACTTTCTTATTGAAGAAAACAGTAAAAGGATTCTCAGGTCAAGTTAAGACTAAGACAGTATCAATAGCTTCCCCGGAAAGATTTAAGACTATTACTTTAGAAGATGATAATATTATCGGTATTTTAGATATTGAAGATGGAAGCTCTAACGACTGGTATGAAGTGCCTTATTTAGCTCAAGATACTATTTTTGAAGAATCTACTAATAGTGGAACAGATAGCGACTTAGCTCCATACTTACTAACTCTAAAGAAAGTACCTCGTAGGTTTGTAACAAGATTTACCTCTACAGGTAATTTACAAGTACAGTTTGGAGCAGGAACTAATAGTCAAGACGACTCAGTAATAACCCCAGACCCAACAAACGTAGGACTAGGAACTGATAACGGTATTAGTAGAATTGATCAAGCATATGATCCTTCAAATTTCATGTTTACCGGTACTTATGGATTAGCTCCTGCTAACACTACGTTAACTATTAGGTACTTAGTAGGAGGAGGAGTTGAAGCTAACGTTCCTGCAAACACCATCACTACTGTAGTCAATCAAGGTACTGCAACAGGTACTGATACTTCTAAAGCTTCAACAATTGCTTATAACAACCCTAGAGCAGCATCTGGAGGTAAAGATGGAGATACAGCAGAAGAGATCAGACAAAACTCTCTAAAAGCTTATTCTGAACAATTGAGAGCAGTGACTAAGGAGGATTATATTGTTAGAGCATTATCCTTACCAGCACGCTTTGGCTCAGTAGCTAAAGTACACGTACTTCAAGATCAATTAACAAGTACTAAATCTACTACAGATAATATTATCGACAGCAATCCTCTTTCATTATCCATGTATACATTAGCATACAATAACGATAGGAAGTTAACAACAGCAAGTGTTAACATGAAAGAGAACCTAAAGCAATACTTATCTCAATACCGTCTCCTTACGGATGCGATCAATATCAAAGATGCGTTTATAGTTAACATTGGTGTTAAGTACGATATTGTACTTAGACCAGGAGCGGTAGGAAGAGAGGTATTATTAAGAAGTACTCAAGCTCTGCAAGAGCATTTTGATATCCGTAAATGGAATATTAACCAACCTATCAACATAGGCACTATCTACACTGTATTAGATAGAATTAAAGGAGTACAGACAGTACAGAATGTAGAGATTACCAACAAAGTAGGAGGAAGCTACTCACAGTACGCTTACGACATAAAAGGAGCTACAAAGAACAACATCGTATACCCTTCTTACGATCCATGTATCTTTGAAGTAAAGTTACCTGATAGTGATATAACTGGTAGAATAACAACATTGTAAGATGGCAGTATTTAAGATTTTTCCGATAAAAGACGCTTCTTTATATTCTGAGTTTACGAATATGAATACCGGAATGGATGAGATTCTAGAGATCTCTTCATTCTCAAAAGGTACTACCAAGTACGTTAATAGGTCTCTCATTACGTTTGACAATACAGAAGTAAGTAACGTCTTAAACAATCACGTTTCATCTTCAGATAGAGCAGCTACAGATTTTAGCGCTTCGTTAAGATTAATGTTAGCATCAGCCAACGAAGTGCCTACTAGTTACGAACTTCACGCTTATCCAGCTTATGTACCTTCAGGAAGTAGTAACCTTACAGATTGGGTAACAGGTAACGGTAAGTACGGAGATTCTCCTAGAAACTCTTCTGGTGTATCTTGGGAATTCACCCAATCATCAGGCTCAGGTACTTGGTTATCAGATGTACCAGCAGGAGTTACTTCTTCATTTAGCGGTTCATCAGGCGGTGGTGCTTGGTATACAGGATCAGGAGCATACAACTTCGAAGCTACTCAATCACACACTGTGGTATCAACTCATGATGCAGACATCAATATTACTCAAGGAGTTAAAGCTCACTATAACGGAGATATTAATAATGCAGGATTCCTTGTTAAGTTAAATGATGTTAACGAATATCAGACTGCTAGACAGATGTACTTAAGATACTTCTCAGGCAACTCTCATACAATTTACCCACCTCATTTAGAGATCAAATGGGATGATTCTATAGATAGTACTAACTTAACAGAGATCACAGATTCTAATCCTGTAATGAAAGTTAAGAACAACAAAGGCAAGTACACAGACGAAGGATTCCAAAAGTTTAACTTACACGTTAGACCTAAGTATCCAGCAAGAACTTTTGCTACCTCATCTAACTACCTAACTAATTACGTACTACCTACAGCATCATACTGGGGTATTAGAGATGAGAATACAGAAGAGATGGTAATTGACTTCGACACAACCTTTACTAAGATCAGTAGAGATAATAACGGAAGTTACTTTACCGTACATATGGGAGGTTTAGAACCAGAAAGACATTACAGAATTCTTATCAAGTCAACTATCGATGGATCGACTAATGTATTTGATGAAAACTTAGTATTTAAGGTAGTAAGAAATGGCTAATCAAAAAATTCAAATACAGAAGACCGTATATAATAATGCCGGACTTTCTAAGATTGTAGATAGAGAGTTCAAAGCATTTGCTGAACCAGTACCTGAACAAGATACAGATACTACTGATGAGTTATTCAGGTTATACGATAAACTGTATTTAGAAATACCAGTTAACGGAGAAACTAATTCTCACGAATACCTTATTACTAGAAGTTCTGAACTCGTAGATGTAGATATCGATAATGAAGCAATACAGCCTTTATTAGAAGAGATATCACAACTTAGAACAGATTTATTAGCAGCTAATCAAGAGATAGCTAATCTTAATATTAAATTAGCAAATGGCGGAAACTAGATACACAGTAATACAGTCTACATTAGATGGAGTTGGGTATGAAAACTATTCTGCAGACGACCGCTCTGTAGTTGATGCTTTTAATATTAACTCTGCTTTTGATGAAGCTACTCATAATATTGAGCTCCATATTTACGGACTCGACGGCACTCTTTTAGATTCTAATCTAAATTATAGAGGCGCTCAGCAGTTACAAGGAGCAGAAAATGGAGCTAATCTCTCTATTGATCCTGAAAGAGATGCTGTAGCAGCTGGATATGATCAAGGAGGAGTAAAACTGTTATATAACTTCTTAAACAACATCTCACCAGAAGAATTCTTCATTCAAGAGATTTCAGCAGATAGAACAGAGTTAAGAGTATTACCAGTAAGTCCAACTTTTGATGCTGCTGAAACTGTATCCGCAATACAGGACTTAATTAACACAGGAGCTTATTTTAACGAGTTTAGGTTAAACTTCGGAGGCAACGATTTACTAATTGGTATCAATATCGATATTAATAACAGTGTTCTTATTAAATTATACGAACCGCTACCATCTCAATACTCTACTAAATCTAGATTCACCTTTGACGAGATTGTTTCTGATAGCGTAGTTTTTGAAGTTGAAGCAGAGTTTATTCCTGATGCTCCTGTCTACCCTACTTTAAGAGGTGCTAACTTTAACATCGATACTGGTGAAGAGAAAGTGCAACCTACTGAGTACTTTGATTACAACGAGCTTTACTCTTACGATGTAACAAGCTCACTACACGGAGTAATCACTCAGTTATCTTCAAGCGGTGTACAGTTAAGTATCGATTATACAGAATACGAAAACTTCGTACACTTCGGATCTTCTGAAGAGAGATTAAGAAACTTTAATTATAAAATGGGGTTATTAGAAAGCTACGATTATAGTGCTTCTATTTCAACAACATACCAACCTCATTACGATAATCTAACTAAAGGAGTAATCGCTAAGTTTGATGATTACGAAAAGTATTTATACTTTGAATCAGGAGCTAAAGCATGGCCGAAGACTAACTCTACTAAACCTTATTTAAACGATACTGTAGCTAACTCTACAAGCTGGTTTAACGACCAAGTAGCTTCTGCATCCTTGTATGATGAGTTAAATGAGAGTAGATTAACTTACACAGTACCTGAGTTTATTAGAGAAGATGCTTCTAACGAGCCTTATACTCTGTTCTTAGATATGATTGGTCAGCATTTTGATAATCTTTGGATCTATTCAAAAGCAATGACAGATAAGTACGACGCTGATAACAGATTAAACGTTGGTGTATCCAGAGAGTTAGTTGGAGATGTACTAAAATCATTCGGTGTTAAACTATACTCATCGAACTTCTCAGTATCTAATTTAGCAGCAAGTTTTATTGGAGAGTTTTACCAAAGCGGTTCAGAAGTAATTAACTCTTTTGTTACTGCTTCAAACGACCCTACTCCAGATAAAGATCTATTATCAGAGACTTATAAAAGAATTTACCACAACCTTCCATACCTTATTAAAACTAAAGGTACTGAGAGAGGCTTAAGAGCCCTTATTAACTGTTTCGGTATACCTTCTGGTTCATTAGAGATTACAGAAGCTGGAGGATATACTAAAGATAACTACTTCTTTAACAGATCAGAAACTGTAGATAAGATTAGATTAGATAATACCGGGTCGATAGTAAGTGGAGATACTCTAAGTCAATTCACATCTATCCAAAATATAGACGATAAATATACTCAAGATTCTCACCAGATAGACGTATCGTTCAGTCCTGCTAAGTACCTAAACACTCATATTGAGAATAACATTACAGGTAGTTATCCATCAGGATTTAATATTGATGAATACATTGGAGATATTACTTTACAATCTTCCGGTAGCTATAAAGATTTGTACGGTATAGCAGAGACTGCATTATCTGGATCAGATAGATATGATACTTTTGATTTTGTAAGACTAATTAAGTTCTTTGATAATCAATTGTTTAAGATGATTAAAGACTACGTACCTGCTAGAGCAGTAACTACTACAGGTATTACAGTCAAACCTCATATCTTAAACAGATCTAAGATTAAATCACCGGTACCGACTTGGACTAGACCAGAATACAGCGGTTCGATTGATACAGCATTTATTCAGGGAGGAGAAGGAGGTACAGTAACTTCAAGTCTAGATACTACTCATACTATTACTATTAGTACTAAATCAGGATCAATTGAAAAGACAATTGATAATAACTCTCCTGAATTCAACGGTGAGTTAGGAGGTACGGTACTAACAGTAACTACTCAAAGTTTAAA